AGTTCTACTGTAAAATGGGATTACATTCTGCAAGATTCAGCAGATAATTCCTCATTTTCTGCAGTTACAGATACAAATAGTGTAACTTACGGAACTGTAGATAGTTCTGGTATATTTGCGACAGTAGATGCAGCTTCAGAAGATGATGCAGCTTACACTATTGGTTATGTAGGGGCAAAAAGATATGTAAGAGTGGCTATAACTAAAACAGGAACTCATACTAATGGTACACCACATGGTGTAGTTGGTATTACTTCTCCGATACACAAACCTGTATCTGGTGGTAATGACGGTTCACCAACTGGTTAATTATGGTTGATTGTTATGGGGGAGGAAACTCCCCTTTAACATTATAATTAAGGAAATATTATGAAAATAAAGATGTTAAAAAATAAGGCAGGAACAGGTAATGCTATAGGAAGTGTTTGTATTACTTACGAAGCAGGTGTTACATACGAAATGAATGACGTTTGGGCGAAAAATTTAGCTGATAAATATATAGCTAATGGAGATGCAGAAGAAATTAAAGCTATAGAAAAGAAAATAGTTAAACCTACTCAAACAAAAGTACAGAAAAAAGAAGTAAAGACAAAAATAAAATCAGATAAGGATTAAATTTAATGAGTGGAGTAACAGTAGTAACATCTGCTTCTGTAGACCCAGTAAGCGATAATGATGTTAAAATAGCATTAAGAATACCTACTTCAGACTCAACTCATGATACTTTAATAGCGACTTGTAGAGGGGTTGCTACTGAAGTTGTTCAAAGATACTTAGGTAGATCATTAACAAATCAAACATTAAAACTTTCATTAGATGCAGTACCTTATGAGAATGACGGAGATTTTCCTATAACAGAAGGTCTAAGTACTGGTGCATATATGACTAGAATCGCTAGGCACATATATTTGCCACAGCCTCCTCTAGTATCGGTAACTCATATAAAAACTTTTAATGATAGCGATACAGCAACAACTATAGCATCATCTAAATATTATGTAGATACTTCTACTGATGCAGGAAGAGTTGTTTTAAGAACAGGAGAAACATGGGGAGAAATGTTAAGAGTAGCTAATTCTATAGAAATAACATATGTAGCAGGATATGGAGCATCTTCTGCTGTAGTTCCAATGGCAATAAGACAAGCTATTATATCAATGGCAGTAAATTATTTTGAAAATCCAGAGCCAATTCTAAAGGGCGAAGGTAGTTCTCCAGTTAGTGGTGTTATACAATCCTTATTAAGACCCTATAATGTAAGGAGATTTGGTATAGGGTTTAGTTGATGGCTAGAAAATCAATAGCCATAGGGGATATGAGATATTCTATAAAATTACAAAGCAGATCAAGGTCTACTGATTCAGGGGGTGGTTTTACTACATCATGGGGAGATACTAGAACATTATTTGCTTACATTAAGCCGTTAAGTGGTACAGATGATTATAAGTCAGGAAGAATAGAGCATAAATTAACGCATGAAGTTTATACAAGATTTTACAGCAATATAGATTACAAAGCTAATGGTGGTCAGATGCGTATATATTGGAATGATTTTGGTACTAATAGAATTCTGTCTGTAGAATATGTTTTGACTATACAAGAGAGAGATAGATTTTTATTATTTAAATGTTCAGAAGGAAATCAAGAAGATGTCTAGCATTAAATTAAAAGTAAAAAATAAAGCACAGTTTGATAGTAGATTAGACAAGCAAGGAAAAAATGTACGAAAAAATATGGAAAGAGTAGTAAATTCTATTACTAATGAAGTTAGGAATATAGCTGTAAGAAGTATTTTACAGAACTCAAGGGGTGGGGGTATAAGTAAAAGGTACAACCCAAAAAGAACTGTAAATGTTTCTAAAGCAGGTAATCCTCCTGCAAGTGATACAGGTTTTTTAGCTTCTAATATATCATCTAAGATAGATGCTGATAAGTTAGGGGCAGAAGTAATAAGCAATGCAGACTATAGCGAGGCTTTAGAATTTGGCACTATTAATATGTCAGCTAGACCTTTCATGCAACCTGCAGCCGAAGAAGCAAGAAAAAAATATAAATTAGATAGCATTGGTGCTATTAAGAAAGGACTGAAATGAAAGTATATAAAAAAATAAAAAAATTATTTAGTAAAATAAAAAATAGATTGTTTGGAAAACTTTGTGAATGCACGAAAAAGAAAAAGAAAAAGAAATAGATTATAATAGGTTTCAAGTTATGGGATTAACTAACGAGGGTTTGTTATGCGATACTTTAGACGACATTAGAATGTATGTAGTAGTAGAGAATACAAAACCAAAGAAATTGTTATCAGAGGGAGTTTATTCCCTTCTAATTGAGGGAGCACATGAAGTTGGAGATTATGTAACTGGATTTATTGATGAAGATGAAAATGTAAAAGCAAAGGCTGTGCAACCTTTAGATTACGAATCTTATAGAGATGAAATAGTAGGAAGAATTATTAGTAGTTCAAGTAAAGTAATAAATGAATATTATTCTTTAGTTAAGGTAAAATTATGAGTCTAGATGCTTTTCCATTACAAGAAGCACTTTACAGTAGATTAAATGGCGATTCTACATTAGGTAATTTAATTGAAGGTGTTTTTGATAGTGTGCCAGATGACAATACTTTGCCTATAGTAGTAATAGGCGAAGGAACAACAACAGATAATGCTACAAAGACACTTGACGCAAGGGATTATGTGTTTACAATAGATGTCTGGAGTTCTTATAGAGGAATGAAGGAAACAAAAAATATCATGCAAAGAGTTTATACATTATTGCACGATACTGCCCTAAGTGTATCAGGGGCTAATGTAATTACTTTGAGATGTGAATTTACAACTCAAGTAATAGAAGGTGATGGAGTAATCCGTCATGGAATAATGCGATTTAGGGCTTTTATAACAGATTAAAAAAAGGAGATTAACACATGGCAGCTCAAAAAGGTTCAGCACTACTAATGAAAATAGGAGATGGAGCTTCACCTGAAGTTTTTACTACTATCGGAGGTATGCGTTCAACATCTATTTCAATGAATGATGAAATGGTTGATATAACAAATAAAGATAGTTCAAGAGCAAGAACTATACTTGCACAAGGTGGTATAAATAGTATGACCATATCTGGTTCAGGAGTTTTTACAGATTCAGCTTCAGAAGCTACATTAGAAGGAAAGTTTGATACTGCAACTTTAACAAACTATCAATTTCTAGTACCAGACTTTGGAACATATACTGGTGCTTTTATGCTTACTACTTTAGAATATTCAGGAGAATATAATGACTCTGTTCAATATTCTTTTACTTTTGAAAGTAGTGGAGCAATAACTTTTGCAAGTATATAGGTGTATAAATGGCTTGGGAACAAATTAAAATTACTGTTAATGGCGAAGAATTTATTGGAAGTAAAAACGGCAACGAAATAGAAATGCCTTTCATGGAAGATATAAGCACAGAAAGTGCAATTTCTATTGACGGAAATCCAATTCACGTTACAATGGTTACTAACGTAGCAGATCGTAATGAAACATTAAAATTGGAGATAAAAGCAGATGACAGTAAACAAGTACAAAGGCGAACTAGAAGTAAATCTAAATCAGAAGACGTATAAAACTAGGCTTACATTAGACGGTATAGTTAGGATTGAGGAAGATTTAAAGAAGTCTATTTTAGAGATAGCTAACGACCTTATGATGAGTAAGGTTAAGATGACTGAAGTTATTGCTGTACTTACTCAAGCATTAAGAGGTGGTGGAAATAACCTTAATCAAAAAGAGATAGGTAAATTAATTTTTGATGCAGGTATGATTGAAGCTTTAAAAGTAACAGGTGAAATATTAACAACTACTATTACTGGTGGCGATAAAGAGGTTGAGGAAAAAAACGTAGATACGGAGTCAAAGCCCACCGATTAGATTGGCTTCGTTATATAGAAATCGGTATAGGAATGTTACATATATCACCAAATGAGTTTTGGAATATGAGTTTAGTAGAATTAAATAGTGCAATAGAAGGGTTTAAGGAGTTTAATACTGGTAAGAAATCAGAACCTTTTGGACAAGAAGAACTCAAAGAACTAATGGAGTTATACCCAGACTAATGGCAACTGTAGATAAATTAGTAGTAAAGATAGAGGCAGATTTAGCTGATTTAAAAAGAAAGCTAAGTTCTGCACAATCTCAAACTAAAAGAACCACTCAAAGCATGGGTCGTTCATTTGATGGATTAAAAAAAAATCTTGGAGGATTATCAAGTACTATATTTAGCTTAAAAGGTGCTATAGTTGGTCTTGGAGTAGGGGCAGGAGTTAAATCCTTAATAAACGTAGGAAATGAAGTTGAAAGCCTTCAGATACGATTTGAAACACTTTTTGGTTCAGCAGATGAAGGACAAAAAGCTTTTGAAACAATGGCAAACTTTGCTTCTAAAGTTCCCTTTAGTTTACAACAAATACAAGCAGGTTCAGGAAGTTTATTAGCTGTAGCAGATGATGCAGAAGAATTAGGCGAATTACTTAAAATGACAGGTACAATCGCTGCAGCTACAGGTTTAGATTTTAGAACTGCATCAGAACAAATACAAAGATCATTGTCAGCAGGAATAGGGGCTGCAGACCTTTTTAGAGATAGAGGTGTTACAGCAATGCTTGGTTTTAAAGCAGGTACACAAGTATCTGTAGAAGAAACAAGAGAGGCATTAGAAAGATTTGCTAAAGATAATGACGGAATTACAGATAGATTAGCAGGAACTTTCTCTGGTACGTTAAGTATGATTGGAGATGCTGTATTTACTTTTCAAAGAACTATAAATGATGCAGGATTTTTCTCTTCCTTAACTGCTCATTTTAAAAACCTTCAAACTACAATGGAGCAGAATAAAGAACAAATAGCAGAGTTTGCTAAAAGTTTAAGTAGCACATTAATAGGAGCAATGAGTGCATTAAAAACTGTAGTAGTTATTGTAGCTAAAAATTTTGATTTATTAGTTATAGCCGTAAAAGCATATATTGCATTAAGATTAGGAGCACTTTTAGGTAGTATTATTCAAGGTTTTATTGCATTAAAAGGAGCATTAGTAGGAGCAACTATTGCACAAGGTTCATTTAATGCAGTTGCAAAATTAAATCCTTATACTGCTATAGGTACAGTTGCAGTAGCTACACTAGGTTTAGTAGCAAGTACATATAAAAAGGTAGCTGAAACTATAAAAAGGTCTGAAGGAAGATTAGAAGAATTAAATCAAACTACTGCAAATCATAATAAATTTTTATCTGATTTAATTTCTAAACAAAGAAAAGCAAATAGAGAGTATGAAAAATATCAATCTACAATAGGTGCTTCAAATGATGCTGTACAAGAATTAATAGATGCACAAATAGATGAACAAGCAAAATTAAAATTATCAGCTTTTGAATTAGCACAATACAACTTAGCAAAAGAACATGATATTACTCTATCTACTGAAAAACTAGCATTATTAAAAAAAGAAATAGAAGCAACTGCAGAATTAAATAAACAGTTAAAGATAGAACAAGATATAATTAATAAAAATGCAGGGGAAGCAAACAAAGCTTTTTCAGGATTAAGTAAATCAACTGACCCAGAAAAGAAAGGATTACTAGGAGTTCCTGATAATGAAAGAGATAATCCTTTAAGGAAATTTGGAGTAGGTGGTCCTGTAGCAAATAACGAAACACAAGAAGAAATAGCATTATTAGAACAATTAGGAATAAGAACAGCAGATTTTACAGACCAACAAATATTATTAAAACAAGCATTAGATGGCAATAGGATTAGTACAGACGAATACAAGGAAGCTTTAGCACAATTAGATATTAAAGCCTTAGAGTCTACAAAACATGGTGCAATTCTTATGGAAGGATTAGGTAAGGTTGCTGATGGTTTATCTACTAGCATAGCTAACTCATTAATGGGAATGGGTGAAGGAATGAAGAGTTTTAAAGATACTATGAAAAGTGCAGTAAGAGATATAATTGCACAGTTTATAAAGATGCAGATACAAGCAGCCATCACCAAAGCAGCTATGAGTTTCATGGGTGGTGGAGGTGGTGGTAGTATTGCCTCATTTTTTGGAGGAAAAGCAGGGGGTGGTTTTGTTCAATCCAATAAACCTGTCTTAGTAGGAGAACGTGGACCAGAACTATTTGTTCCAAGTACTGCAGGAAATGTAATGACCAATAATCGTAGTAGACAAGCTTCAGGAGGAAGTGGTACAGTAAATCAAACTTTAAACTTTGATGTAGGTGTTGCACAAACAGTAAGAAGTGAAATTTTATCTCTAATGCCAACTATCAAGCAAGAATCAATTACTGCTATGGTAGATGCAAAAGAAAGAGGAGGAAGGGTAGCAGACGTATTTAAATGACAACATTCCCATTAACATTCCCTACAACTATAGCACCTAAAGATACTAATTTTAGAATAACTAGAATAGCAGGTGTAAATGAAAGTATTTATACTGGCACTCAACAAGTCTATCAATATACAGGAGAATATTGGGAAGTAGATATTCAAATGCCTCCAATGAGGACTGCAACAGCAAGAGCATTTGTTTCATTTCTAGTAAGTTTAAGAGGACAATATGGAAGTTTTTTTGTAGGTGATTTTGATGCTAAAACTGCATTAGGAACAGCAGGAACTTCTGCAGGTACTCCTTTAGTAAAAGGGGCTAGTCAAACAGGTAATACTTTATTATGTGATGGAGCACCTAATAGTCAAACAGGTTATTTAAAAGCAGGAGATTATATACAATTAGGAAGTGGATCAACTCAAAGACTACATATGGTAGTAGCTGATTCTAACTCTGATGGTAGTGGTAATTTTACTTTATCTATAGAACCTGCATTAAGAACTTCTCCTGCAGATAATCTAGCTATTACAGTTGCAAATACTAAAGGTGTTTTTAGATTAAATGCTAACACTACAGAATGGAACGCAAATGAAGCTTCAACATATGGTATAGCTTTTTCAGCAAGAGAGGTTATAGATTTATGAGAACAACTTCTTCTGCTTTTCGTGCTATTGCTCGTTCTAATAAAATTAAAACTGCTGTTTTGGTAGAAGCTACTTTTTCTTCTGGTAGTGTCAATCTTTGGACTGGATATGGTAATTTAACTTATGGAGGAATAACATATTCAGGAGCAGGTAATTTATTAGATATTAGTAGTGTTCAAGAAACATTAGAAACTAGAGCCAATGGGTTTAGTGTAAGTTTAAACGGATTAGACCCTTCATTATTAGCTATAGCATTAGCAGAGCCTTATACTGGTAGACCTTTTAATGCAAAACTAGCTTTTTTTGCACCAGACCCAGACCAAGAAACTACCTTTAGAATAAGAGTAGAATCAACATCAGGAGGGAATAAATACTTCATTGAAGATGAACAGCAAGATACAATAGAATTAAAATATGGTAATAAATATATTTTTGACGTTTCAGATAGTTCGGTAACTGGACACCCTTTTCTACTTTCAACTACTAGTGATGGTGTGCATGGAGGAGGTAGTGTATATAGTACAGGGGTAACATATTTTTTAGATGGAGTAGCTACTAGCGAAACAGATTATAAAAATACAAGTAATTTTAATGGGGCTACTTTAAGACAAGTAAAATTTACTGTACCTGCAGAAGGCTCTTTTCCTACTAACTTATATTATTATTGCCATGTTCATTCTGGTATGGGAGGAAGTATTACAGGCTATAGTTCTGTAATTGTTTCTGACCCATATACAATATTTGATGGATTTATGGACATAATGGAATTAAGCGATAGTGGAAACAAAGCAAATATTACTTTACGTTGTGAAAGCCAATTAATATCCTTACAAAAAACAAATGTTAGAAGATATACTCCAGAAGATCAAAAAATAGAATATCCTAATGACTTGGGTTTAGAGTATGTAACATCTATTCAAGATGATGAGGTAGTATGGGGCAGAGGGTAAATAATTGGCAAATAATCTTTCAAAAAGAAATAGAAAAGCCTAGAACATTTAATAGAGGAAAGACAGACTGCGTTATGTTTGTTCTTGATGTTATCGGCAAATATACAAATAATAAATTAGGGGAAGAATATTTTGGAAAGTATTCTAATCTTTCTCAGGGGTTAAAACTTTTAAAAGATTGGGGTACAAAAGGAAAAACATTAAATGAACATATTATAAGTTTGTTTGATAAACAGTTTGAAAGAGTTCATATAAATCTAGCAAAAAGAGGAGATATAGTAGGCTTTAATTCTCCTATGGCTTGTAGTTCTAATGGAATAGCAGATAGTGGCTTTACTGTTGGTATTATGTGCGAGGGTTTTGGAAGATTTGTAAACTACAAGGGTTATGAAAATATTCCTAGAGAAAAATTACAAATGGCTTGGAGTGTATAATGGGTGGTAAAGGAGGACAGTTTGTTCAAGTAGCACTAGCTGCAGCCGTTGGTTATTATACTGGT